ATTCAAAACTGTTTGGCGGTCAGCGCCTTGGAATGTAGTTGCAGCTCCACCTGCTGCCCTTTCACCACGCAACTTCGCAAGCTCAGCATTTGCTTGCATGAGAGTTCCCATGCCCTTGACAATTACATCAACACCGACTGTGATAATTCCAATCACTGCCAATGATCGGAGCACTCCGAGCAATCCTCTGACCACAGGTGTTGCAGTGGCTGCCTGTGCCTGAAGCGCCTTCGTATTTGCTGTATATAAAGCAAACATAGACGCGCTGGTTTTAGCGGCAGTACCGGTACTTGCGATTGCACCAGCTTTGGCAATCATCGCCGCAACAAATGCAGTCCGTAATGCAATAATTGCTTCCAGTGCTTTTTTAACTAACAACAATTGAGCTATCAATCGCACCAATTCAGCAGCGCCTTTCTTAACGGGTTCAGGCAGTGCATTAAACGCATTGACAGCATCTGTTAATACTTTGGTTGTTCCCTTTGTTAAATCAGTTAGCGTTGGTCCGAAAACTTCAAACAATTTCGTGCCAAGCTCAGTAAATGCAGTATTGAGCGCCTTGATTTGATTTTCAACACTGCCTTTCATTGTGTCAAAATCGCTTTGCGTTTTACCAGCGGCACCGCCTAATCCTTCAAGGATTGTTCGATAATCTTGACCGCCTTTTGATGCTGCCGCAAATGCACCCCTGACCGCTTCTTGGCCGCCAACCATTTGGTTTGCCAACACAGGGTTTTCCTTCATTGCTACTCCGAGCTTGCCCATTAAGCTCTCAAAGCCTTCGCCGCGAATACCGGCCAAGTTCCAATTGATTCCCAATGCTGCCGCAGCTTCGGCGCTTTCCTTTGTCGGTTTAAGCATATTTGACAATGTTGCGCCTAACCCCGTAAATGCAATTTCAGCCGTTGCACTGTTTTTGGTTGCAGCAGCGATAAACGCATTAATTTCGTCAAGGCTTACTCCTGCAACTGCCGAGATAGATGCAACACGGCCAAGTTGGCTAGTGTAATCAGACCATTGCACCACGCCGTATTCAATAGATTTGGCAATGCTGTCAGTTACTTTTGTGGCTTGATCGCCATTCATGTTGTAAGCATTAAGGACTTTGGTGGTTACTTCAGTTGCTGCCGTGACATCAACCAATCCGCCAACAGCGGCCTTGGTCGCGGCTTCAACTACTTTTGCGTTTTGAGCAGTGTCCGTAAAACCAGCGGATAATGCTTGATAGCTTGCTGCTGCAAGTTCAGCCTTACCAGCGATACCATCTACGTTTTTGCCAACTTGATCTAATGCTTTGCTCAATCCCTGAACATCACCACCAACAGTCCCTAATCTCCGTAAATTTGTATCCAGCTTTGCAACATCACTAATAATTTTGCCAAGTGCGAACGTAGCACCAAATCCTGCAGCAAGACCAGCAAGAGACCGCGTGAGTCCTTGCGTAGCCTTGTCAAGTGCAGATGTACGATTCTGAACTTCGCGCAGCTTGCCTACAGCACCACGCGAATCAACATTGATTGCTACGTTGGCGACGACGGACACTGCCTTACACCATTACCTATCAGCAGTTTACCGCCGCCGCTTCATTCGTGCTTCCTGCTCTTCGTTATACAGCTCAAAATAAACCGACCACAGCATGACTTCTTCTAAAGTCATCTCTTGATTCAATTTGACAAGGGTGTAACCAAGCTCTTTAGCTACACCCAATTGGAGCCGCAGAAGATTATCCTTCTTCAGCTCCTGTTTTAGTTTTTTACGTCAACGTCCTCTTCAGAGTCTTCACTGATTACTGCCAGCATCAAAGCCTGCAGGTCAGCATCGCGCACTTCGTTCTTCAGTTCAGCGATTTGACCAGCCTGAAACAGGCGTTGACCATTTTCATCCATAGCCTTCTGCACTAGCAGTTGCAACGCAAAAGCATTCACATCGTCACCTGCAGGCTTTTGAGCGCGTTCCCGTTCAGCCATTGTCAATGGTGTACGGTAAAACTCAAGCTCATCGCCATTGCTAAGCTTGACGGTTTTTTTAACTGGTGACAGGTTGGCTGCCTTTTTCAGGCGATCTAGAGCTGAAATCTTCATCGAACCAGTGGGCATGACCAGAAAATATCCTGTTTGCTATTACTTTAGCAGTAAAAAAGCCCCAGCAATGCTAGGGCTCGTATTTCTGATTGAACACTAATCAGGCGCTAGTGCTGAAATCAAAGCTAGGAGCACCAGTAGGACGGAAGGTGATTTCGACCTGCTGAGCATCATCAGGGTTGATGTTCAGGCTAGCGGTCAGCAGCACGGCATCCATGCTGATGCTACGGCTCAGAGCTTCAGTGCCCTGCTTGTCGGTATAAAGCTTGAAAGCACAACCGACCTGATTGCGCTGCAGCACATCCTCAACCATGCGGTTAGAAAGTGCGGCATCTTCATCAGTGACATAAACGGTAGCAGTACCGCTGCCATCAGCGAAACCAGGAATGTAAGCACGGAAAGGAGCGTACTGAGTACCAACCTGACCGATGGTGGTTACGTCAATTTCGGAGCGTGAAATCTCAAAGCTCCAAGATTGCACCTGCCCGACAGCAGCGTAATCTGCATAGGCCACTTGGAACTCATTAGGAGCATTGGCAGTGCCATCATCGGTGATGGTGATGGTTGAACCGCCAAGAGTTGCAGAAACCTGCAGCACACCAGTGGAAGCGGTGTAGCTGATGACGTAATAAGTGGTAGCAGCGGTGATACCAGCAGGCAGTGTGCCGGTGCCAGAACCACCAGTTTGAGAATTGACGACGCTGAATACCACAGGATCACCAACCTGCAGATTCAGGTAAGGTTGCACTGTGATTTCATCACCAGCAACGCTGACGTTAGACTCACCGAACGTGCCGGTGGTCCCTGCGGGCTTGTAGTACAGAGCGCCGGACGTACCGGACAGAACGGTGACGGCCATGATAGGGAAAAGAATGAATGGCTAGCTCTAGTCTAAATACGCTTCAAAGGTTATGCTCAGCTGCGTCTGGAAATAAGCTGCTTCTGGTTCTGCTGGTGTAATGACATTAGGACCGGATGCCGCATCAAAGATAATGCTGGATACAGTTTGACGATCAAACAGATCCTTGATGCGTTCTGCGATGGTGTAATTTGGTGCGGCACCAATACCAACAGGCGTGAACACATTGATTAGAAGCACACCGTTTTGCTTATTAAAACCAGTGCTAGGGCCAATTAGAGTGGCGTAGCTGTTTTCACCAAACAAAAGTGACACCTGAATCCACGGTGTATTGTTTGGTGGCGTGAATGGGACGTTAGGGTAAGCGACGGGATAAGACGGCGCTGATGTCATCTCAGTGGCAATACGGCCTTCAATAGCAGCGCGGACATCGTTATAGGTGCTACTCATGACTCTCTCCCAATACGAGCTGCATTCACTTTAATGAAATCCTTCATGTCTTTTTGAATGACGTATGGGATGTATCCCTTTTCAATCTGATTTCCTTTAGATCGCCATGTACCATTCCATGATGGCGGCAGGTTTTTACCCGTCAAAACCGGCTCAACGTATGGCAGGTTATTGTGGATGCTATAGACGTTGCCTAGTTTCTCTTGTGAGTAGTTAATTCGATCTGGTGGTGTAATAGCTGTAGAGTATTGGCCTTCAGGCTTGATGCCACCAGATGCTGAGTTTTGACCGATCTGCCAGCTTACACGCAATCTGCCTGTATCAATAGGGCTAGCTTCTTTGACACGCCGATCAGTTTCAAATACGGCAGCACGCAGCAATTTTTCATACTGCCCTTCGATATAGTTACCAATCTGCGATAGCGGGATCTCGCGTGCCATTATGCTCTCAGGATTAGCTCATGAGTGATCGGCTGATTATCCTGTTCAATCGTGGTAATCCTGATGACTTGATAAGTCACGCCACTGATTACAACACGATCAGCCGTTGTAGGCACAGCACTGACATCCGCTGCAGCAATGGTAAGCCTGCGATCACCAGCTTGAATCAGATCACCAACTTCACGCGCATTCACATCTTCTAGCACACCTTTGATTGTTACATCAGACGTAGCTTCAGATGCCGT